TTCTTGCATCATGCATTTGATCTGTTTTTTCTTCTATGACGCCTTTGAATAATTTGTTTAGATCAAAATTCTTTACTTTAGGCAAGAATTGTTTGATAGATTTATTAACCGCCTTCATATCAATTTCATCCATTTTTTTGTTAACTGTGCCAAGAAGTTCCGTCAAACTATCCTGTTTCCTAAAAATTAACTTATTTTTCTCAAACTCAATTTTTTCCTCGATTGCTTTTATCATGGATTCATATTGTGCAGTAGTAGGGCGCTTTGTGGTAATATAAGCTTCATAATCCGCATTTTCATCCCCGGTTTCCTCGAAATCATCATAGTAAACAGCCGTACAATATTGTATTGTAGGGAATAGTAATTCTGGAGAATATAAGATATCCCCATTTTTTTCATCACACCCAATAACAAAGTCCACCACCGTTTTTATGAACGTGCTGTAGTCAACTAAGTTTAAAATCTTTTCCATATTTCTCCTCCTCTAACTTATCAAATATTTTTACTATGGCTGAACCAATGCAAATAGCATCGGCTACATCATCGTTTACATCTAAACCAAAATGTTCTTTGACATAAGACACACTTTGCTGTTTTAATTCCTCTCGTTTGACATTTCTCCCTTGTTTAAACCCAAGTTCTTTTCTAAACTCCGTTGGTCTAATTGTATTAAACTCACAAGAGTTCATTATGCACCATCCATAAACAACACCTTGAAGCCGTGTTAAAAATCGTTGAGTTTGCGCGTTTCTTATAACAACCGTTTCTTCTACACATATCAAAGCGGGAGAGTACTGATCTAATATTCTCCATATCTCACACGACATTTCTTTAAACCTTGAATCAATATTTTTAACATGACTTAAGTCAATTAGCTTGAATGCAGAATAAACACCATTTTCAAAGATAGCCACGCCGGTTTTCTTTGTTGATGAGTCAATAGATGCCATTTTAATCATAATCCAAGTCCCTTCTTGCAGGCAGCCAGATTATTCGCCATAATTATTCCACTTTTTTCTATATTTATCATGGTCTTCTTTTGAGAATACAAATACAAAAATTTTATCACTGGTGGGGAACACATCTAATAATGTCGCGCCCCAAAGTACATAGCTTGCAGACTGCTTGGCATTTTTAAAAAATACGCAAGATTCTGGTTCATATCTCTTTCCTGTTGTGTCACTAATCGTAAAAATAATTATTCCTCCTTCTCCTTAAAATTGTAAAAAATAGGGATATACATAAAATACTCAAAACAATTTTGAATAGATGTGTATATCCCTATGATTAAAACCACACTAATTAACTATTCAAAATTTTACTTCTTGAAATTATTCTTGCGATACATATCCGTAGTCGAAAGAATTTCTTTAATAACATCTCTAACGCCTTCTTTTAATTCAAGAAGATCGTAGCTAATATCTTTTAACTTCTTACCCGCTTCCTCTTTTTTAATGTTTCCATTAAGATAGTCGGTTACAAGTAAATGAATTTTATAGTGCTCAATTGAATCCGTAATAGAACGCCACGGGGTGAAACTTTTAATTTCCGTGCAAGTATCACAAGCCCAATATCCCTTACCGCATACAGAACACCAATGATTTGCTTTTTCCATATTTGACTCCTTTATGAAAAGAGGAGATATTTCTATCCCCTCTTTATTCTATAAATTATTTCGCGACATAAATATCGAACAACTTCTTTTTAAGATCGCAATAATCCTGCATCATGGTCATTGAGAAAGAATGACCGGAATCGGTCTGAAAACTCAAATCAGAATCAATTTTGAGTTTAGCATTGGGGAATACAACCATAGCCACATAGGTGGCACTCTTGTCGCAGGTGTCTTTGCCAATAACCTCTAAAACAAACCGTCCAGCGGCGGGGAAGTCTACTGCATTATTCTGAAGCATAATTGCATCTGTTGCCGCATAATCATAAAATACTGCAATATTTCCAGTTACGCCAGTAGGGACGGTGATGGTCTTTGTTGCCGCATTCAAAGTAAATTCCGTAGCAGAAATAGTAGTGCCCAAACTATACTTAGTGCCAAGAGTGGAGTCACCGTTCAGTGCATAGATGTACTTAATCTCAGAGCCAGTAGTACCTACAGGGATCTTAGAAAGAATGACCTTTCCACCACTTACCACTAACTGCTCATATGCTGGCACCACTATCGTATTACCAGTACTGGCAACCTCTTTCTTGCTACCAAACTGAGCTGCAGACAGTCCAAGATCCCACAGAGCATTGCTGCCGGTAAATTCCGCATTCTTTGCGCGGTCAAACTGTGTGATAATAGAACCAATTGCATCCGTCGCATCTACGGTTTCACCACTCATTTTAAGAGATGCGTCCTTCACCTGAGTAATTGACCACAGAACTTCTCCGGTTGTATCGCTGAACATTGTACCTCTACGTACACGATCAATTACGAAATTGTTTAAATCAAATGACATAGTTAAAATCCTCCTTATAATAAAAAAACTTTCCTAGACGAGCTCGGAAAAGTAGTTTAGTTCTTTTTTGTTTACTTTTTTAAGATCTATTCCCCCAGAGTATCCACCCTGTAAAAGAAGATCAACATTCTTGATTTTTTGCATCCGTCCAACAGAATCCATAAATGCATTAATCTTTACGTCCCACACGCTTGAATGATTATAATTAAAACCGGGCATATTTAGTAAGGTAGATATCAACGGAACTAAATATGATTTGTACTTTTTATCTTGAGTCATTTCAAATATTTCTTTTGCCTCTTCCAATAGCACCTCTTTTGTTGTCTCCGTCATTGCTCTTTCAACATTCTTGCTAATATAATGGGCGCGTCGAATATAATCCGCTATTATTTCGTAGATTGACTTGTCAATAATGCTACCAGTATTCTCGTTGAGCAAACAGATTTCTTCGTTTTGGCTATTTTTTGCAAGTACATAATCTTGAAAATTTAAATCTCCAAACAGTATACGGGTGTCTTCAAAATCAGGGCTTCGATAAATCATTATAAATAATTCGAAGTCATCGACCACATTCCAGTCCAGGCCGCTCTGTGATAATTGGTATTTACAATCAGTTGGAGTGGCTGTAATGTTGTGGACTAATGAAAAATACTTTCGTTCCCCAAAGTCACATATTTCACCAAGCGTGGGCTGGTGTATTTTTATGTGGTCATTTACTATAAAATCTCCCCCACGGAATATTCTCAAATCGTCGTTATAGTTCATACTACTTACCACACAACGAATCATTAAAATCTTGGGTCTTAAAAATCATAGTCCTATACAAATATCCCTTCATAAAAGATTCACCAATATTCCTGAATAATGTAAGAGGGCCGTATCCTAAGTCCATACGCCCATTAAGCATATTGTCTATCAACTGAGATATATAATCATTTCTATTGGCTGTGACTTTTGGAATATTTGATACCTTCATACGCTTTTCATTTGATATAATTTTTATTATGAGAGTGGGTTTAACCCATTCTTGAGATTTGCCATAAGATTCTAAAATATCAACCTCTATTGTAATGATGGTTGTGGCATCTTTAATCGTTTCGGGGTTTTGGTCATAGGGGAAAATATGGGTATAGGCCAATTCTGATGAATTTTTAAAATCTTTTATTGTTGGACTATCTATTGCATAAAATAGAGCCTCGTTTTTAACCATAGATTCTATAACTACATCCTTTAAAGAGGAAATTATTGAACTATTTGGCATACATGACCCCCTCCTTTAAAATATTGTTTCAATTGAAACAATTAACTCAAACGGTTTAAACACGCCATCCGAATCTGATAATGTAAGCTTAAATTTTTCATCTACAAGATTTCTATCATTAACACTTATCATAATACACGAGTTATCTATTGCAGATATAAGCTTGTCATCAAAATCTGATTCAATGCTCCACACAGAATCTACCCCTTCTACTTCGTTGCCATTTTCATCTCTAAAAATAGCATAAAATCTACTAGGCAGCGCTCCTATTTTAACTACCGGAGATTTACACGAAATTTCAGTAAATGAATCGTTGCTTTCATCGGAGCGGGATGGAAGAGTAGAAGGCTCTATGTAATCGGCTATCCAAACTTCTTCACCGCTATCCAATAAGATGTGTTTATCTGTACTCGAATTAAAAAAATCAAATGATAATGTTAAAATTAGTGTTCCACCTTTTTTCGAACTCTGGTAATTATTCAAAAACACCTTGCGATTACTTAACTTGTATGTATCGGGGATTAAAGCATCATCAAAATCAATAGTAAACCGCATATCTCTATCAAGTTTTTTAGACTCCGAATCTATAGGAATGAGTATTCCATATTGATTGTCTCCAACAGTGATTATTTTATTGCCAATTGTACCGCTAGAATACTTTGTAAAATCTACAGAATAGACCCATCTCTCAATAATTTTCCCGTCTGAATTTTGCCATCTTAACTTGAATTCACATAGGTTTGCAGTTATTTTTTCGTATACCTTGTTGTTCCCTGGATACCCAGTTAAAAGCCAGTAGGCACCATCAAAATAGACATATAGACCAGCGACGGATGTTCCAATTGGGAATAGTATAGTTCTTTCTAAAGATTTTATCTGTGTGTTGGCTGTGTTATTTTGTATTATACATTGTACCTTTTTAGATTCTGATAAGTCGCTGTTATATAAAATGACAGTATCTGAAAAATCTGTTTCTAACACATCAGTAAAATTAGATTGAGCATACTCAGATATTACATCTGATTCGTAGCCACTGCAAATATTAGGTTGAGGTGTAGATAAATACCATTCTTTCATTCGCTACCCCCTTTATATTAATGCTGTAGGCTTTTGATTTTCGATCATATCCGATGTTTTAGATTCATGGTATGCCAATTCATCTTTTGAATATTTTTGTAACCCGTTTGTGCCATTAACAGATAGCTCTTTGCCAACAATAGAAGCTATTTTAGTGACTCTTGAATATTCTCTCTCTTGGTACAGTTGTCTAATCATTTGCCCCAATGTATCAATAACATACTGATCAAGCTCTTCACTAAAAGTTAAAAGTTCTGGGTCAAATTTCAATGGTTCGTCTATGGCAATTTCCATATTATATCTACCGATTGCTGCCTTCAACCATTGAAGTTCTAACGACTCATAAATTTCCTTTTTATCTGAGAATGTTGATTCAAAAGAATCATATACTTCTTGAGCAATTGTATTTGCCATAGTCTATCCTTCCTAGACTCCCCTCAAAGAAAACTTGCAATATTCTTTACAAAATTCAATCTTCTCGTAAGAATCCAATTTCAAATCTTTAATGGTTTTTAATAAAAACTGTTTTTCTGCTCTAGTAATTACATTTTGCTTTATAGTTTTTTCAAATGATGCCTTAGTTTTTATTTCAAACCACTTTGTTATTTTTTCTTTACATATAACATTCTGGGTTCTCTTGCCATCCTCTGAGTCAAACTCAAGATATTTTCTAGTGTCGGCATCTTCAATATAAAGAGTTGCATGAGAACCATAAGAATCAAAACCTGCAAGCAGTTTATTACCTGCACTAATCTGGTCTACAAGTTCCTCCCTTTTAACCCTAACTCTTGCTGAAGGTGGAAAACTTGTATCACCCCGACCAATAGCATTCGGGAATGCAACATTCCAAGGCGCAAGATTTAAGACTGTTACTTTTTCGTCCATGTTAATTTCGATCATTTTGAAATTCCTTTCGACTAATTTTACATATTTCAATTAAAGTTGTGTTTTACAGAGCCGTATAATTCAATGGCAGAATCTAACTCTGATGATTTACTATACATCCAATATTTCTTATTTGTATTCTTATTGATACCAGAAGAAATGTATCTAAACTTTAGGGCCATTAAGAAAAAGTTCATTCTGGTTGAGTAGCAATAGAAATAATTATTATCCATTTAATTAATTCCAATCTAAAAGAGGGTAGCAGAATTACCACCCTCTTAATAGCTAATTATTTTGATTACAGGGAATCAAGATTTGAATCGTGGATAATTCCCACAGCGTCAGTCTGAGCAACACCAGCAGCAATGCTTAAATCAAATCTGTTAAACACTTCACCAGTAGAAACAGAGTTACCACTGAAAGATGTAAGTCCACCAATGGAGAACGTCTGAATTGGTGAAACACCACCAACAGGTGCGGTAGGAGTTACGAAAGCTAGTCCGGCAGGAAGCAGCGTATCATAATTCTTACCATCAGAAGTCAACTTATTGAAGTTATAACCATTCGGAATTTCAGACAATACTGCGCCATTATATGTACCAATGAGTCCAGTATCAGCAATCTCATCCAGCAACTTCTGAGATACGCCAGCAATAGCATTCGAGCCGATTGTACCAGCATAACCAATCCATGGTAAAAATTGTGCAAGAATAGCATAATCCCCGTTTACATTTGGCTTTCCATAGCGTCTAATATTGGTTAACAAACTATCAACACTTGCTTTTGCTAAACCAGCATTTTCATAAAAGTATTTTACACCATCGGCAGCTTCAATCGCTTTAAACACCGTTTCCAAAATATACAGCACAGCCTTATTCCTGATTTCCTGCCGAACTTCATTCATCAGGGTATTTTCAGTTGCCATATCCCCAAGTGCCAATTCTCTATAATCTGCTTTGTGACCACCAGAAATCGTAATAGGGGCCAGTGGAGTTTTTACCTTTCGGGCGAAAGCCGTAGAAACATCCTGTCCCTCTGCTTGAATATCAGCCTTTACATTTTCATACGTAATTGTTTCTAGATATGCAGTATCACCCCATGCAAGTGGAGTATACGAGCCAAACAGCCCCAGTAATTTGATCTCTTGCAAAAGTCTAGGCTGGATAACAAACTTTCTAATTTCATTAAGTTCAGACATTGCGGACTGATCACCATTGGTAGCCTTTGCGCCCAGACCTTTAATATAATTAACAGCTACATCGGACTTCTTACCAAATTTACCGACCTCTTCGCCATTTACCATAGCAGAAAAAATCTCAACAATAGGAGACTGTGCATTTACCTTTCCGGTAGCAAATGTTTCATCTCTTCTAGCATTATTTAATTCAAAAGAATAATTCATTTATATTTCCTCCATCCAAAAATTTAAGCTACAACGACTTTGGCATTAACACCAAAACGAGTAACTTCAGTAACTTCAAGGTACTTAGCAGTGGGGGCAGTACCGGGAACAGTCAGAGTACCATCGGCCTTAGAAACCGCCTTATCCTTTTCCTTAATGCCAGCTGGCAGCTGTTCAGAAGTGATGTTTAAAATCTCCCCATCTACCTTAGAAAGATCCGCAACGCGAATCTGTTCACCCTTTTTTACAGTGTAATCAGCCGATTTTGCATCATCGCCCTTTTCTACATGCATGATTACATAAAAGCCAGTAGCACTTGCTTTAAATACACCATCGGTAATGGTGCCAAATGTTCCATTCATATATTCTCCATCTGCGGTTGCCTTAACAAACGGATAACGCTTTTCGGTAACGGAAATCTTGTCAAATCTTACCATTATAATTTTCCTCCTTAAATTTAGAAAATATTTGTATCTTCCGGATCAGTATCGCTACTGTTTACTTCCGAAAAAATATCAATAATATCATTTTTGTTTGCTGCATTCTGTTCTGCAACTTTTGCATCTTCCAATGCTTTTTTAGATGCCTGTCCAATGCACGAGTAAATCTTTGCAGTAATTGCTTCTACACTTCCTTCAAGCGGATTTTCCTTAAAAGCATTAATTTCAGATTCAGCATACTTCTGTTCTTCCTCTGTAAATTCGGACTTCGCAAGAGCAGTATTCAATTCGCCAATTCTTGCTTGCGCCCTCAATGTGCCCAATTCTTTTTCCAGAGCGTCTCTTTCAGCCCAATAGGTTTCGTGTTCCTTCTTTAGATCATCCAGCGCTTTTTGCACTTGTTCAACATTCGCGTTTAATTCAGAAATGGTGTTGTCTTTTTCTGCCAACTGTGAATTAAGATCTTCAATTTTGGTAGTAAAATCATTGGTTTTATCATTACACTCAGAGATAGTGTTTTGAATCAATGTTTTTAACTCTTTTTCATCCATTTTTATTATTTCCTCCTTGTTAAGTTTTTGAGCTACCTCCAAAACAACAGCATTAGAATCTGAGGGTTTCAGTGATAAAATAGCTGTTCCAGAAAAAAGAAATTCTGTTGGTGTTCTAAATATATCTGTCGGTTTTTCTTCTAAATATTTAATTTTGTTATCATTAAAATCCAATCCCATTATTTCTACAGATGTATCTACATTCCCCAATGCAAAGTTTTTTCTGACCCATTTAACAAACTTCGGATATCGTTGATTGTACAAAAAACCTTTTCCAGTTAACACCTTAGTATCAACATCGTTAATGCTTACTGTCTCAATTTCTGCACTTTCAATTGCCCCTACTATTTCGCTATTTTCAAATACTGGTTCCTTGATGCCATCCGATGTCAGTTCTTCACCAGTCAATCCATGTCCTAATGGAGCACTCTTGGTTTCATCACAAAATTCTGCACAAATAGGTATCATTTTTGCACTTTCTATAGCATTTAAAACATGCGTTTCATCCCAGTGAATGCCGTTCAGATTTGTCTCCTTTGAATCTTCATGAATCTTAAGGAGTGCTATTTTTATAGGAACACGGCCACCTCTTGCTGCCTTTTTAGAGATTTCGAGGATTCTATTCATTGTTTTTATCCTCCTTTTGGTATATAAAAAGAGAGTGCTTTATTCACTCTCTGATTACTAATATTTACTTACTGTCACTTGGACTAGGAATGCTATTCCCATTATTGGTCTTGCTTGCAATCGTATTTTCGTTGGTTGGACTGTCAATCCCAGGTCTGCCGCCAACAGTATCATTTTTTGAAATAGTTGAACTTGTTTGATGCGGTAAATATTTCTCAAAATACCCTTCATCAATTTCATAATCCATAACTGATAAATATGTATCTGGATCAACGCCACTTGCTGCAATAAGAAAAGTTAAAGAACCACTGGCAGATGTGTATAGCGTTTTCATCATCTCAAAGAATTGTTTTCTATTAACAAAAGAAGTTGGGAAATAATAAATATCAATCATATTCTTATTATCTTTAATAATATTTTTATTTATTACATGAACCAATTCGTTTTTCCACTCACACACCCAAGTATAAATTTGGGATGTAATCATTTCCAAGTTCTGCTGACCGCCAGCAAATGTACCTGTACTCATTGCCCCGATCAACGATGCACATATACCTAAATCCAAAGCGATTTGACTATTTAAATCAGACTCATTTTTCTGATCAAAGATATCAACACCAACATCCATTTTGTCTAATTTAGTTCCAGCAGCCACACTAAAGAAGCTCGTACCACTACGATTATTTTTATTAATGACGGCTTGTTTTATCTTGTCATGCTGATCCTGCTGCTGTTTGGCCGTGAGAGCACAAGAGCCCTTGTCCTTCCCTCCGGGAAATGTTTCATATATTATCTTATTATTTATTTCATCCAAAACGTTACGTTTTGTGTCAATAAAATAGTCTTTATAAAGGACATCTGATAAAGCAGCGATAATTAAACTTCTTCCCCATGCTTCGGCGTTTTTACATTTTATTTTTCGGCACATTGTCTTGTTATTGTCAAGAACCAGCCAATCTCCATTACTAGATACTTTTCTGGCATGATAACCATCTACTATTTCTTTAGGATATTTTCTTAATTTTCTAGTCAAGTCCTCGCCTGTATAATCCTCAAAATATCTTAAATTAAAAGCCAATACAAAACGATTGTTTTTTTTGCCAATAATCTTTGTATATTTCCATGGTAGGGTGATGATTGATGCATTTATACCTAATTCGTTAATTTCAATGATATTTTCCACTTCATAATCTGAAAGAAATTTTGTTTTATCGGTACTTCTCTCAGTGGTTTCAAAATAATAGAAAGCGATTCCATCTAACATTTCCGTAAAAAGTGCGTCTCGCAAAAACGATTTATCATCTATATTACTCAGTGTAGAATTCATTAATTCCTTTAGTGTTTTAGATCTTGGTTTATTGTCTTTAGAGACAACAATTCTATCTAATGTCATTAGAGCAACCATATAATCTATAGAATTGCTAACAATACCACTTTTGCCGTAGACAAACTCAGACAGGCGTATGGCAGTTTCGTGATTTGCTATAGGATTTCTTAAGACGGCATCAATTTCATCCTTTGAGAAATAGTCATATACTCCGCATTTAAAAATAGAATTAAACAATATTGTGTCAGTATAGCTGTTAAATTCATTTGTCTTTTCAATATCAGTAGGAGAGGGATATGAATCATTAGTCTCTACCACTGGATTTTTGCGAGGTCTACCACGCTTTTTCTTTATTTCTTCTGGCATTTCCATCTCCTTTCTTTAGTTGCAGATGCAGCAATAGTCATAATAACTACTATCTGACATCAAGTCTTTTTCCAAAATACTTATATAATAACTGCCATAAGCCAAACTTACATACCTATCCTTTGTATTCGAACCAGTCTCATATAAAGTAATAATTCCAGTTTGCTCGTTTCTGGTATATTCAAGTTCCATCATTTCGTTTATTAGAGCTTGTGTTTCAATATATGGTCTTTCATAAAAAGCCATTGTTGCGCCATCCAAAGCGTTAGCATATTCAGGAATATTTTTCTGTAAAATATCCTGAGCTTCATCTACATTTATTAGCAAATCACACATTTTTGTATCTAAAATACCTCTTAACGAAACCGCTATGTCGTTATTCAATTTCGCGCTGGCATTGATTGCATATAGATTTTCAATCGATCCAGATACATTTACTCTATTGGCAATGTCTTCATCATTTATACATTTCCATGCGGGATATTCACAATCTCTATCCTCATCATATAAAATTTTTGCCAATCTATCGTATACCATAAGACCGCCATTTCTAGTATCTAAAACTATATAGTCAGCATTAAAATCATAGTACAACTGTTTTATCCTAATGGCTTGCTTATCAACATCACAACCGGGACTTGTTTCTATGTAAGGAAGAACTCTGCGATATCCATTTTTAATTTCAACAATATTCCCATCAATAGCCGCAGACGAGTATTGAACACTTTCTGGTAATGCTCTTATACAAGTAAAACAAGAATTATCATTTTTATTTGCTCTTTCGATAAATGCCATATCACAGGCTAAAATTCTAACTTCTCCTTGTTGTTTCGGGATGTCATAGGGATTTTTCTTTTTATTTTTAACATCTTCATTAAGTCTAGGATAAAATGCTTTCTTATTATTTTGATTCTTGCTTAATAGGTCATATTTAAAATAAGCACTGGCACCTTCTCGAAGCATTTCATTTTCATATTCTTCACGCCAAGTAATAGGATCTGTTGTGAGTTTGGCCTCTGTTAAATTGGCAATAGACTTTATTTCATGCTTTAATGCTATAGAATAATCAGTTGCGAGCATTACAGATTTGTTATCCTTATATTTGCTTTTCACTGTATCTTTTAACAATTTTCCCATCCAATGGCTTGTAGGGGCAGCAGAACTTATGTATATGTTTACCGCTTCCTCCGAAAACTCTTTATTCTCTTTATATTTTATTCCATATTTTTCTGGCTCTTCATTTGTACGAAATTCGGCAGGCCTTGTCATTTGAAAAGGCTTAAGAACTTTGTCTACAACATGCTTACTTATTCGTTTGAATTCTTCGAAGATCAAAACGGTTGATCGATATCCTAATGCCCCCTCACCAGCAACAACCACAACGATAGAACTCCCATTGTGAAAAATTACCTCAATATCATTAGCGTTTGTTTTTATGGTCTTTATTTCACGCCTAAGATTTTCTGACTTTGGTATCAACTCTTTTTGTATTTTTTCTTTTACAATTAAAGATGCTTGTTTTTTTGATCCGGAAGCCACAACAACTTTTGTATTTGGGTAAAGAATACATTTAGCACAAGAAAATATTGCAATTACAAAAGATTTAGCAGAAGCTCGACCAGCAATTATAACAACACTGATAAAGGAGTTGAGAAGATATAGCCATATGATTTGATACCAATGTAGAGAAATTCCCAAATAATGTTCAACAAATACCGGAATATTTCTTCGATAGAAAGTAATCCAATCAACTATTCGTTCATAATTAAATTTGTTTGACAACCATGAACTGGATGGAAATTTTCTATAGACTTTTTTTTGATATTCGTCCATTATCAATCACCATCCTTCGATTCACTTTCATCATTTATCCAATATTCTTTTTCTTTTTCTTTTGTACCTAATACAAGATTTTTTAGCGGCCTGAACATGAATCTTTCAATATATTCTGCAATACCAAAGAAGTCATGGTATTTTTTCTTGTCTTGGTAATATTCTGCTGGAGAATATTTTTCAATAGCCATAATCCATTTTCCAAAAGAATCATTGGAGGTATCGGCATCATTATTCTTTAATTCGGCTGCTTCAAACATTGCTTTATATGAGTTTGATAGTGTCCCAATATCTTTTCCAGCCTGAATATTTACGCTCATCTGATATTCAAGAAGGCAAAGATTTTTCATCATTTTTTGTTTTTTTACATCCGGCTTTCCTTCACACAATTTCAGCAATTCATCATAGTAGCCTTGTAATGTAGAATAAACACTATGTTCATACCCAGCCCCCCAAAACTTAATTACTTTTGGGGTTAATTTGCATTCTGTTATTTCCTCTAGATCGTCTATACTATCAATAGTTTTATTTTGAGTTAGTAATCTTTCTTTTATGGTGTCTAAGTATGTATCGCCTGTAGCATTCTGTGGTAAATTTTTCTTGGCCAAGAAATGACTTATACGACTTCTATCATCGCTAATCTGGCTACAAGAATTTAAGCCACCATCATTTATGTACCAATCAAAAAGGGAACACATTCTATCAATTGCCAAGTCCTCATTACCATTAAAAAAAGGGATAAGCTGGTAGTAATATAAATCTCTACAGTTATTACAAATATTGATAAACCCATTATTTGCATTATATAAAGGGGATTTTGTTTTGCTAAAATGTCCTTTTTGTGTACTCCACTCATTCCCACAACAAGAACAACGATATACTTTCTTTTCATTTGAAACTGGATTGATGGTTTTTATTTTCACTTTTTCATTTACAGGTTTTGCATTATTAAGTGCATCCTGAATACTTGCTGTTTTACTTATTCCCCCCAATAAAAACATCTCCTTTCATTTTAAATAATTAAAAGCACTGAGAGGGAATCGACCCCCCATAACCAGAGTGGAAGTCTGGGATTTTCCCGCTAAATTACCAGTGCAATCAAAAAAACAAAAGGACTGAGCACCATCAGTCCCTTTGCCATACCACTAATGCAGTTCCTTCTAAAGCAAAAAAATATTTGAGCCCGTCCATTTTATTAAATTCCGCATGACGGTGAGCGGAAAAACATTTGAACCTGGACACTTATTTTGATCCACACGCCAGTGAGCGGATAAACATTTGAATTTAACCAAAAGTGGTTTAGTTTCTTCTCCTTTGAAATACTGAATTTATATGACGAAGCTATCCTTCAGTTTACGCACTTTAGATGTATCCGTCTTTATGTAGAATTTTTTTGTAACGTCTGTACCGGAATGATTTAGAAGCATAGAAACATCTTCGAGGCTCATACCCTCATTTTTAAGTAATGTGGCATATGAATGACGAAAGTCATGCGGATGAAGAGTCGGAACCCCTATCATTTTTCCGATGGTTTTGCACCAGTCATTCAGGGTTCCGTTACTGATCGGCTTATTCTCTGTTACATACGGAGTTACAAAGATCCATCCAAAATCTTCGATCCTATTGCTTTTTCTATATTCCAAAAGTTTTCCGAGTAATTCTTTAACTTCTACAGAAAAGGAAAGTTCTACAATTTTACCTTCTTTTTCCAAAACATTATTACATACCCTATTTCCAAGATCTATTTGTTCCCATTTTAGATTTGCAACGGCATTTACTCTTGCCATAGTGGTTAGAGATAGAAGTGCATATACACTCAGCTGGAGGTCTCCGTGTTCATCTAGCTTATTACGCATTAGTTGAACCTGATCCTTAGTCAAATATGTTTGTGCAATAATAGGTTGCCCGGCCTTTGGCCTTTTAATGAATTCTACCGGTGATTCTTTGATTATTTTCTTCTTGCGGAGGAATTTGTAAAAAGCAGAAATAGAAGACATAACTCTCTTTTGGCGATTAACATTATTGCCTTCTTGTTTTCGAAAATAATAATATTCCTCTATATCCTCATCTATTGTCTCCAAAACGGATAAGTTGAACTGTTTATCATACATATAAATGAACCATTGCATTAAATCTGAATTGTACTGGTCAATTGTATTTTCAGATAAATCACGGATAGACATATCAATTTGATATTTTTGAAATAATTTCAACGTTTCCGGATTAACTAATTTGAATTTTTCGTCGTCATGCAGATTGATTCGCTTGCTTCTTTCTGCCATAGAATCACCTCACTTTCCCCATATATTTTTTAAATTATTCTAATTTTTCCAGTAATCCTTCTACTGTGATCTCCTCGCCGCGACACACTGTTGGTTTGCACTCAAGCATTTCAACCAATAATTCTACTTCGTCTGCGGTTAGAGATATTGTTTTTATAATCTTTTCGTAATTGTCTAAAATTTCCCTCACCTTCTCTGCATAAAAATAGGAGAGTTCCACTCTCCATTATGTGAACTTAATATTATAAGTACACTCGCGCCCACAATCATCATTAAATATCATGAGGGATTGACCTGCCGTTGAATACAGCCGCTTTCCATTCGCATGATCATCCGTTCCACACAACGATCTAACCAGGATGTTCTCAATGCCAAAACTCTCAAATTCTTCTAAATGATGCTTGTCTGCGGATATGGCATAATCAATCGTTTCGCCATATAATTTTGTAAATAATGTATTTACATCAGTCCCAAGTTTCTTAATATTATCCAGATCTCCATGAACGCAACAGATATTTGAGCCAAGAATATTTAATTTTGTAAACTCCTTAAATTCTGACTCAATGATTGAAACCTTTGTGTTTTCTTTGAGCCTCCAATTTAGCCACCACGGAATCATTTTTTCCATATTGTCTGAATGGACGCTTTCTTTTTTATTCTGTATGGTTCTTAAATGATTGCCGTAACAAGAATAAACCTTCACTTTATTTACGCTGCTGGATATTTCATTTATCATTTGTGCCAAAATCTCTGATACATGCATGATTTGGTCGCATGTGTCTTCCTCTGATGCGACTCTGGCCGAAGTATGTATAGCCCCATGAGCCATATCCCCAAGTAGCACTAAATGTATGGTATTTACTTTATTTAGTAATACAAATTCCTTAACTTGGTTAGTGAGGTAAATGACGCGATCTTTACAGATGCTTGTATTAAATTGATTCCAGATATTATCAGTGGTCATGCCATAATGCCAATCAGCACAAAACAATGCAGCTTCCTTTTTTGATACGCATGAAATGTAGTTGCTGAAATTTAGGGGCATTTCATCATTAAGTTTTTTGGCTACCCCGATCATTTCTTCCATTAGATGCTCTGATCTCGCATCTAATATAAGTAACTTATTATATTCTCTGCGCTGGTCAGAAATTTGTCGTTTTATTTTATATAATTCGTCTTTTTGTTTCTGGATCTCTTGAAGATAATCATTGTCTTTTGGTTTTTGTATTTCTTTCAGAGGAATATCATCTTTTGAAAGTTCATATTCATCAGTTAAGGGCTTTTTTTTAAGTTCTCCATACTGCTTCCTATATTTTGATTCGGTATATTTCTCATTTTGCAAGACGTTCAGTATATAGGTTACATCGTCCCAAGAGCCAATAATATTCTTATCAGAACATACTCGATAAACCAGTTTCCCTTCTAATTTTTTTCTGCTTAAATCTAAATTTTCCGTTTTTAATTCATCATACCATTGTTTGTATTCAGAAATTTTATCCGCTAGATCTTCATCATATTGCAAACTTTTATATACAACTATTTTTCACACCCACCTTCTAAGTCATCTTCCTTTGTTTCTTTATCGGCTAAGAAGCCAATACGATTTGTATTTACAATCTTATCACTGCGAAGTTCTTGAATTTCCCGATTTCCCTTCTCTATCACCTTTGTTGGATGTAACTTTAGAACTTCGATATACGATGATACAACTGGCATTAGTTCTTCAATAATTGGGATAATTACAGCCCCACTGATCAAGCCAAAGATATATTTCTTCATTTTTTTTCTCCTTAGAACTTATCCGCAAGCTCTGCGATCCGGCTACGCCATACCTGCTGTAATTCGACATACCCGAATTCCGGCTCCCCTTTTAGTACATCAATCGCTCTCGCCATGCCGTTATTACAACCATCGAATAAATAAGAGTCTACCTGTGTTTTGAAATCGCCCTCCAAGACAATCTTGCAGTCTTTACTTGCTCTCGAAAGACACAGTTTTAGTAACTCAGTTGAGGTATTTTGGCATTCAGGGATATATAAAATCTCGTTATCACGTATTTCCATTCCGCGAATATCTGCCATAGATATGAGTTTGATTTTTTCTTGCTGCAATAACATATCGACGGCATATCTGTCCCCGAATTTTGTGGTCAGCATTGCCCCGATAGAGTTCTGCATTGCCTTTTCTGTTGCGCTGCCGCTATAATATCCCATATCAGAAGCGCCTTTTGCTTTTGTTGGATTAAACATTATGACGGCTCTGTCATATTTACCTGAGTCTATAAGATACATAATTGATGCTAATGATAATAGAGATTTCCCGCTACCGGCCTTGCCTGAAATAGCAGTAATGGTATTGGATAGTATAGAATCGATAGCGCATGCTTGATAAACATCCTTTGGTTTGATTTTGTCATCGAATAAGGATGATTTCAATGTCTTATTACATACCTTTTTGTAGCCATTATTTGTCCATCTTAGGGTGTCTACAATTTCTCCATTAGGTGTTTTAATTATTAAATATTGATTTGGCAATAAGCCATATAGATTATCTGCGATATGCGTATAAAAATCACTCATTTCATTGTTTGATAATATTAAAGATTTGAAGCCTCGGTAAACCTCTTGATTATTAATAAGGTTAATTTCTCCGCTACTACGAGTTGGTAGTTTGAAGACTTCACGTGATAAAAATCTAACATTTACATCGTCAGATACCAATAAAATCATGTTGGTGAATGCGTTGTAATAATAGGCAGACGCGAGAATTATGTTATCCGGACTCTCAGTAAGTCCAAATTCTTTTAGTATATAATCTATAATGGGTTTACTATAGGGTACAACAATATATTTTTCATGATTCTTATCCAAAAGCCGGGCTATATTTCTGGCCTTATATTTTACCTCGGCGTCCTTATTGGCAGCCGTTTTAATTTTTTCGATTTCTTCTAGCGTCTTTTGGGCAATTACAAATTCCTCTAAAAACGCATTTTCCTGTAAATTTAGTAAAGCATTGGTGTCTAGGAATAGCTTATATTCCAATCAACAAAACCACCTTCCTATTTTTTATTTTTTTGAGACCTGAGATACAGTTTTGACTATTTGACTTTTACGAAGCGAATCTAAGGCGGCTAAAGCACGATGATGTTCCACTAAATAATAGTGAGGATTCCGACTATGGCTTTTGGCAACAAATTGTGGAAATTTCTTCCTCAAAATAACAGACTCACTTTTTGTGATTTTTACTATTTAAAAAACCTTCTTTCTATTTTTAAATTTCCCTATGGGATAGTAGCGGGGGACAGGATTTGAACCTGCGACCTTTGGGTTATGATCCCAACGAGCTTCCGGACTGCTCCACCCCGCGTTATTGTTAAGCTGACGCGACAGGATTCGAACCTGTAACCCACGGCTTAGAAGGCCGTTGCTCTATCCGACTGAGCCACGCGCCATCAAAAAAGCCCACTATAGGCAGACCCATAAAGGCAGCGGATAGTGGGATTATTAATGTGAATAAAGAGAAAACTAGATATTTTTAATTAACAAGATCTAACAGCGTTTTACCAGTCTTGAAAGTTATTCTCTTTCTTTCTGATGTAATCATTTCTTCCCCGGTGCGAGGATTTCTTCCGGTATGGGGTTTATATGACCTTACTTTAAAAGTTCCAAATCCTCTTAGTGTAACATCGTTGCCAGTTGAAAATGCATCTTTTAACAGATCAATGACTATATCAAGTGATTCATCTGCTTTCTTTTTTGTAATGCCATTTTTTTCTGCAAGTTGAATTAATTCGTTACGATTCATATAAAAAATCCTTTCAGCATTTGTTTTGATCAATATTTTTGTTTTTTTTATGATTTTGAGTAAGGCGAATCGCCTTATAATTAGATATTTAATAAGGATACACTGCGCCAAACAGATATTAAATCGTGCCTGGCGCAGGTCAAGGAGAAGAGAAGAGTTGAATAAGAATAATGTGCTTTTCTTTCTTATCCTTTTTACGTAAAGGTCAAGGCTGTAATGAAATTACATAAAGTCAATGTTTCACGGAGTTTCTAAATCAAACATTTCTTGTAGACCTCATGCGGTGTTTTGTCTTTTCTCGATTGACAGCCCTTCTACAGTCGGCGCAATATTTTTGCCTGTTATTGGTTGGGGAAAATAAAATTCCACAATTCCCACATTTTGAGAACCCCCCATCCCTATAATTGATATATTGGTTAATTACATTTCTAAAATCATCAATAGAAAAAGCTACTTCCCCATCATACTTAATAAATGGTACTGACCACATTTGTTTCTTTTCAATATTCTCAATTCTTTGATCGCTTTTTGTGAGTTTTTTCACATCGGATTTTATATATTCATTCAAATATAAGTAATTCAACATCGATTGTTTTGAAAGTCCATTCATTTTTGACAGTCCGGCTTCTTTGAAAATATCTGCTTTTATGAGAGAGAACCACTCATAGTAAGGACTTTTCTTGCGATTACGCAATTCATTTACTTTATCCAACCATTTTTTATAAATCAACATAATAAAAACACATTTTTCGTAATCAGGGTTGTCTATATTCCTAATATTATCCAATTCAGTTTTGTAAACATCTATTTTAATATTTCTAATAGTTTTTGATGATTTGCACTGGCTAATTAGTTTATTAAAAACACTTTCTCTTTGTTTGCTCGACAAATACTTAATTTCATCATTGCATACTTCCAACAACTTCTCGCGGATGTCCTTTGATGAAAAATTGTTTTCGAGCATGTAAAATATTAAAGCCTTTAATTCCTTTAATTGCCACTTATTAGAATTTACGCGACATCGGTGATACAGGGTTTCACCATATTCATATTCGTCCCAAATTATCAATTTATAATCCTAACCTCCATTACTTCATATTTTTTTCCTAAGTAGTCTCTGCCCGTCTCTGATTCCTTGTATATAATGGAATTTTCTTTTGGAATGGCATCTAAGATATCGTCCCCTAAAATATCCCAGATAAAAGTATAATCAAAATTATCAACGGCTTCAGGCAGGCGAATCATATATTGAAATAATTCCATTGAATTAGTTGAGATATCTTGGCACTTCTTTCTGTACTCTTTAATAAGGTTATCCATCATTGCTTGGGTAAACTCAGCAAAATCAGTTTTTGTATATAGATCACCCAGCAGCTTTTTCACATATGAAAATTTACGCCTAGACTTATATTCCTTATAGTAAACAAGTAGTTCATTCATTTTATCTTCACTAATATCGTATTTTCCTTCGGCAAAATTTCTTAAAATAGAATCGGAAAAAAAATTGTCAAACGAAATATCATCTTGTAACTTTTCAAACATATGACATATTTTATTCATAACGCAGGGAGTGTCCAAAACGGGAGAAAAGTAGTTAGCTTTGTTCAAGAAATGCAATTCGTCACTGGTTTTACGTTTTTTATACTTCAAATCATTCAGGGGCATTTTAAATTTTGTTCTGCAATCTAAATTGAATTGCCTGACGTGGTTCTTATAGGAGTTGCTTAGTGCGTCATATAAATAGATCATAAAATAAGGCTTTTTGCAAATTACCAGAGAATTTCTCCTTTTCTTTTCCTCAATTATCTCAGGGGAATCGTTTATGAGATCAATTTTTACACGCTCAACCCATTCTTTAGGGAATTCGGGAGCTACACCAAGTTTGATTTTATCAATTTCAGCGCCTATAATTTCTCTTAACAACTTTAAGCGTGTTAATATTTCTTGGTGTTCCTCTGGCTTTTTAGACTTAGGGAAAAGTGGTAGCATTGCGTTTAGGCTTGTACTATTATTTGTAATTTGACCGACCAGCGTGTCAAACCCATCTAAGTCACACTTGATTATATTTTCATACGTAAAATCTCTACTTGGAGCTTTTTCTTTGTCATAGGTGATTGGATTATTTTTGCGATAAGCGCCGTTAATCAGTTCTTTGTTATCGGTCGTGAAGACAATATCCCCGTCGAACCTTTATACCCTCGGTTTCCCGATATTTATTAGGGGAGTAGACTATCTCTTTACCCTCGTTTTACGTTAGGACGGTGGTTAGCGAGTCCACCGTGAATAAACTATATTTATTCGTATTCGGAACTTCCACGTAGGATTTTCACCTAACGTGTACGGACTTCATTGGCATATCATTGATTTAGCCTGTATGTCCTAGTCGTTACACCTTCATAGGTATTTCTACCTAAGCTTGGCACGGTATTTTCTTGAGCAATTTAATAAACAAAATAATGATCATAGCGCAGTTTATTCTTGCGCTTAGCAGCCCAGATTCCTTGATAAATAATATCTGGATTTTTGCTTCTTGTTAAATTGTTTTCTATTAAATATTCAGCGCAGTCTTTAATGCAATCGAATTTAATTTCATTTTTCATTTTTTCATCATACATGGATATTTTTTGTGCCCTGCCGTTTTTAGACTTGGGTCTAGATTGTTTTTCTTTTGATAGGACTTTATCAGTTGAATATCTTTGATGCAGAATGTGATTGCCAAAATTAGGATTACTTTCTCCATGCTTTCGGTTTAACTGCTTAAGTTTCCATCCATTATATGTTTCAGGACACATTCTGTCTTTGGGAGAGATTCCATACTGGGAATTATTTTCCCCTTTGTGTCTGCCATCGGAATTTATTTTACTAATAAGAGCCTTTACATCATCAGTATGTGTTTTACCATACATCCCATTGTTTTCTGCAAAAGCGCAACCTCCGTTCCTACCCCCATTATCCATATTACAACAGCATTGATCTGTTTCTTTGTAGCTAATTATAATCTGGTTTTCTAACAAGAGTGTATCTTCCTCGGTTAAGTCATCTTTAATAATTCTGGCAGCACATTCATATTTATTTATGTATCTAATGAAAAATTTATTTCTTTTCGATTTTTGCGTCTGATTTATTCTATTTCCTTTGCCTTTTCCAACATAAAACACATACCCAGTTTTAATGTTGTACCATTCATAAACATAATATTTGTTGACCTAAATACACCTCCACAAATAATGTTTATTAAATCGCTTTTAGAATTTCACCGTTAGCGGCTGATAAATGCCACACCCTGCAATTACAGGTTCACCGAATTTTTCCCAAATTATTTCTAATATGGGGTGACTACTATGTTAATCACTATCGCTATGCCGGATTGTACTTGTGTCATAGATTGAGTAGACAATTCCACTATATAAGTATTGATACCAATAATCCATTTCAGTATTTTTCGCCAATTTTAAAATATTATGTTCATGCCGGTCTACCATAGGGCTACGGCATGCGTCAATTTCAGCAGGGTCATGATTATTCCAATATTTACTATATATATGATCTGCAGGGATCAGTCCAGTAGGATCTAATCCAACGGCGTTCCTTAATAACGGTATTGGATCAGACAACATGAATTGGTAATTGCCATGGCAAAATATCCTACCCAACTTAGCTTGTCTAAAGCTTTCTTTGATGCTGTCATATATTTTTCGTCTTACATATCCGTCTTTTAGCATATGACTGTTTTGGACAATAGCTTTTGTATGAATGCTGCCACATGAATTCTGTATGGACTCAAAATCGCAATCATCCTTTCTTGATCCAATAGCATACATTATTGTATAGAACTTATCACCTGAGCAAATTTTTTCAAACCAATCAGCCGACATATTGGTTAAATTTTTAATTGCATTGTCATTTAGGTTATTGTTCTGGATGTATTGATAATTTAACAGGGAATAGTCGTTATCTTGCTTTTTGTTATATCTTGCTATGCCCCATTGCAAATCGTACTCATCATGATAACTTTGGTATTCATTTACGCTGTTATAAAATGAATGCATCTTGAACATGCTTTCTGTTAGCAAGACATCAATGTCATCAATTTTAAAGCATTCTCCATAAATGCTATTGATTTTTTCAGTACCACAAACATTTTTCAGATAAGTCTTGAAGTCAAATGTTAGAAGACATCCTTTTACAAACGGAGTGCGTACCACAAACTGGCAACACGTATAATCTAATCCCATGTCAGCAGAAAACCATTCTGCACATTCTGGGGATATTAGTCCCTCTCCATCACATGAATTTAGTTTGAGATTCATTACCCTTGTTTCAACGTGTTTTGATCCATCCGGATCTTTCATAATAAAATCTATGTTTTGGTTTGGCAGCAATGTTTCAAGGTCGGGGATTACGCAAATTCTTGGTTTTCTCACCCATAGAACGGAAGAAGAGGAGAGCGCGAAGTAAGCAGAAAATTTTGCCAGAGAGATGGCTTCGATTCTTCCGTATAACCCACACATCAAGTGCTCCAGCAGGTACTCATACAATTGTTCATTCACGAAAGTAACGGTATTTCTACGCATCTGGCCGGAG